ACCTGCTGAGGTTATCAGCAGGTTCTTTAATTAAACTACTAGGAGCAGTTTAGCTTATAACAAGCTTAAGCTAGAAACAACAATTTTACCATAGTAGTCAGCTGTGTTGCCCAACGATGTTGTTGTGTCGGTAAATGTTGCTTTACCGTAACGTGTCATCAAGCTAATTACAGGTTGGAAAGTTGTTGGGTTAACAACAATACCGCTGCTCATCAAAGGAATATAAGGAGCGTAGAAGTAACCTGAATCAGTTTCACCATTACCACCTTTGTAACCGATTAAGATAACATCGTTACCTGTACCAGAAACATCAGTAGATTGTGATTGGTTCCACAAGTAGCTGTAAACTTTAATGTTACCATTTAAAGTACCAACTAATTTAGTGTTGTTTGGACCTACGAATGAACCTTCTACAGCAGGAGCAAATACTGATTTAGATGCTGCTTGTAATGTAGAAACAATCATTGGGCTACATACGATGAAATTACCAGCTGCGCGACGAGTTTTGCGTGCAATCTCGTTTGCTACAACGTTAATTTGAACACCTAAGTTAGCTAAACGATCACCAACGAATGTTGGTTTGTAGAAGCCAGCTGCAACAGGAACTGAACCATCATAAGCTGCAGTTGTACCAGCTAATGAGATCAAGTCAGTGATGATTTCGTTGTCAATTTCTTGAACGATTTCAGCAGACATAGCTTGTGTCATTTCGTTTTCAATATCTAAACCATGTTGGTTTTGCAAATCTTGCATTGCTTCAATGGTCCAGCTAGCTTGTAATTTACGTGATTTAGCTTCAACAGCTTGAGACACGATTTCTAAGCCCATTTTACGGCCGCCATTGCCCTCTAAGTAAGAACCATGACCACCTGCGTTAGGACCAGAAGCTGCGTCTAATGCTGAACCCCAGCCTTGACCAGTTGCACCAGTTGCACCAATTGCAGCACCAGCTAATACGTCAGTACCTGTAGAACCAACTACTGTAGATGTATTAACTTGACCAGAATAGAAACGACGTAAAGCGTTAACGTTACCAAATGCTTCTGAATTCGCTACGATGCTTGCAGTTGCGTTAGCGCCTGTTGGATCGTAAGATGAATTGATTGTTGGGTTAGTAACAGCTTCTTTGTACAAATAACGCATTGAATATACTTGGCCAACAGGACCAGTCATTGGTTGAACACCAACGATTTCTGTTGCGATAGCATTAGGAATCACACGACGAATCATCGGGATCATAATTTTACGGAAACCAGCGATTGCTGAACCATCTGTAGAACCTGTTGAAGCTGATTCCATGATCATTTGGCTTCTTTGGTTTTCTAATAATGGTGCAACCATTTTGCGTTTATTTTCAGATAAACCAGTCAAAAGTGCTGATTTAACTTCACTCCAATTTTCTAATAACTCTTTCATTATGTAACAACTCCAATAAAATTTTTAAATTAAATGTATTTATGTTGCGAATCAAACGATTCCGGCTAATTTCATAAAATACGACTTCGTATCTGCTAAATCATCAACAACAGCTTCAGTAACAACATGAGTTTCATCGTCACCTGTAATTACAACGGTTTCTGTAACCGGTGCTTCTTGTGCAGGTGCTGCCGATTCCTTAATCACTTTAGTCGGCTTATCAGTAGATTCTTTAAGAACTTTATTGATGTATAATTTATATGCATCTTCAAGTTTTTCTGTCCCTACGCTAGATAAAATCGATTCCATTAGATCACGGTGTCTACCAGTTAATGGTGATAACACCCCTTCCAGCTTCACTTTACGATATAACGCTTCTTTTTCTTTTTTAACATTTTTGTATTTAGAGCTAAGCTTGTCAATTTTGATCTTGGCTTCGTTAAGCGCAGCTTCCGTTTCATTGGGATCAACAAAATATTTTCTATATTCAGGTAAAAATGCTTCAAAGATTTTTTTACCAAATTCTAGTTTTTTAGCTTCAAGAATGTCTTCTTTTAATACGTCAAACTCAGAAGTAATTCTCATCTCTAAGAATGTGTCTAATTTGTTAACTAATTTAGTCATGTCTTTTGCAAGACGTTCGCTAAGTTTGGTTTTTTCTTTAGCAATTTCAATTGCTTTTTCTGCTTCAAGGTCACGGAAAGATTTGATATCAGCTTTCAATGTAGCCATTTCTTGCAACAAAAAGTCATTAACTTTAGATTCAACAGCATCTATTAACAATTCTTTTTGTTGAGCAAATTGTTCATGTAATTCGATCTTAGTTTGGGCACTTGTTTCTTCTTTGGCTTCAGCAACCGCAACTGCGACCGCTTCATCTAAAGTAGTTTTAAATGCTTCTTCTAATTCTTTTTTGCTTTCATCGTTCAGAATTTCTGAGTTAAGCAATTTTTCAAGAATCTCATTCATTGTAAAAATACTCCTAGTATAAAATTGGTTTTTGGGATTCACCCAATTAACTTATATTTATACTAGACCGTTACTCGTTTCACTTAAATAATTAAATTTAGTGGTGATTTTATATGTTTTTAGTAGAATTTGAGCTAAACACACCTAATATACAAAAAATATCTGTTCGCAGAAATAAAATGATTATTATACGTTTGGGGTTTTGCACGATATTTTGGATGAATAACCAGCTTGCAGAATTACATAAGCAGGTGGTTAGATTAGGGATGGATAATATTGAGGTTGTAGCTGATTACGATAATAAAGTTCATAGTATTGAACTTAATTATGTTTATAGATTAGAGGAGTTAGTTGCAGTTAATAAAGTATACGTTAACCAAATTAATGCGTTGGAGAAAAAAATAAAAAAGCACAAACAAAAACAGCGATAGCACCTAAGCACTATCGCTGTTGTTTTTTAATTATTATTTAGCTTAATGTTTTTACAAATGCTGGTACTCTTGATGCCGCTGCACCACTGATAAATGTATACTCGTATTGCGCTAATGGGTCGACCGTATCAATTACTGTAACCGGACACCCATCCGGAGCGTAATCAATCAATCCAGCAGCTGGGTATATCTGCAAACTAGTACCTATGACAATTAAATGATCTGCTTGCGACACTAATTGCTGAGCATCAGTAATCAATGGTACGGACTCATAAAACCAAACAATATGTGGACGTAATGTGTTTCCATTTGGACTTAATTCAGTATAGTTCAAGTCACCGGGATGATCATACACTTCACCTGTAACCTCATCACGGACTTTTAATAGCTCACCGTGTAGATGCAAGACGTTTTGAGATCCAGCTCGTTCATGTAGATCATCAACATTTTGTGTAATAATATGCACATCATGCTTTTTTGCAAGCTCTACCAATGCTGTATGTGCGGCATTTGGTTTAACTGTTTGTAGCTGCGCTCTACGTTGATTATAAAAATTATTTACTAAATCGGGATTTTCTGCCCAGCCATTAGGTGAAGCAACTTCTTCAATATTATTGCTCTCCCACAATCCCTCGGTATCACGAAATGTGCTAATGCCTGATTCTGCGCTAATCCCTGCGCCAGTTAAAACTACGATTTTCAATTAATTCACCAATAAGTCTACAGTTGACGGGTACGTTTGTTTTGATGCTAGTGTTGCGACGAAGAACCTGGTCTCGTCAAATTTATATGAGTAAGTATCAATTACAGTATGCGTTTGAGCAAAATCAACAAGCTCTTTATTTAAATCATGTTCTGTTGTCTTTTCAATTACTGTAATTCTACTATGCATTTTTTACTCCTAATATTATAAGGCCCAGTTAACGTATACCGATACATATACGTTACCGCTTGAACTAGTAAATGTTTGCTTTACTGCTTCGTATCCTAATCCAATTAACCACACAATTGTATCATCAATAATACTAGATTGAATCTGTGATGACGGTAAAAAGATAACATCATATCTATCCGGTTTTACAAAATCGTTTGAGTGAGTATATACTAATGTTGTATTAAATACGCCGTTATTTTCTCGCATATTTAACAAGTGATCAACTTGATTGCAATGTTGTTCAAAAAAAGATAATTTTTTATTTATTGAATATACGGTACTATCGCTTCGTTCTTTTGCTGTTTTCATTTAATGTCTCCTACCTTATTATTATTATAGTACATCTAATTCATCTATGCCAGTTAAATTATACTCTATATTGTTATTAACATCGCATTCTTTTATTTGATCCCATAATAACCAGGATCCGTTTTCCATCCAGTCACCAATATTTAAAAATGCGCAAAAACCATTACTCTGCTCAGGGTGTTCACTACTTAAACTCCAGTACGGACAAACAACTGGCTCACCATCAGTACCTGTTCGGTAACAATAAAACCCTTCTGGTATCACAGATGTGTCTAATTCTGCACTCATTCTACTACTCCTAAATTCACGAGAATATTTTATATATCTAATTCTTCACAACAACGTTTTGCTAATATAGTATGCTGCCTATCAGCACTAAATGTGTGCTTCCACTTACTACTATCTACTACTGCATCAATTATTAATTGCTGCTCATCATCTAAATGCCTAACCCATACAATAAACTTTCTACTATGTAGTAATATCCATGGTGATAACTTATGCATCTTTATAAAATCTATCATTACATAAAAATCAATATGTTTATATATCTCACTGGTTGAGCAATCATACGCCTCAGACAGCTTTATAATATATTTACACGTTTCGTTAATCTTATGTATCGGTGGAGCGGTATCAACTACATCCAAATAATAACTAATAACTCTATCAGTTACCCAGTTACTTGGTTGAATATTTTTTGATATCATTAACCGTAAAAATTGATCAATATCTGCTAAACCTTTAATTGACTTATAATATTTTGCAAACTTTACAAATGCATTAAAAAATCTAGACGCTTTAAAGTCTTCTATATCAACTTTTCTACTGTGTCTTATCAACACCCAGCGTTCGTATAAGAAGAAACCTATTTGACCGTTTATGTTAGTAAGTTCATCATGCTTACGTCTTTCATTACAGTAATGCTTAATGAAAGCTGCTTCTCTCTTAAAAAGCTTATTACAAAATTGACATTCATAGAACATTATGATTTATTTAGTTAGTGAAAATAATTACCTCTTACAACAATTGGTATTATAGTACAACTAGATGTAAATATCAAGCTACTTAATACCAATCATCGGTACAGAACTGTTTGGCAACATGGTTACAGGTAATACCCCGTTCCATTTCTCAATAGCGTTTAATTCCGCCACACCTGGGTTATTCTTAACCGCTTCACCTTTTAAGCGAATGGCTTTTGCTTCCGCTTCAGCCACTAACAATCTTGCATTAGCTTCACCTTCTGCAATTGCAATCGCTTTCTGCGCTTCAGCTTTAGCGGTTTCGATTTCGTTTTGTCGTGTGATTGCAACTTGCGATGCTGAAATCTTAGCGTCAATTGCGTTAGTTACAGTTTCTGGTAGTCTGATATTACCGACCCATGATAAGTGATCTAAGTGAATACCGTACTGTTCAATCTCGGTACGTACTCTAACTTCAGCAGCTTTGATTAATTCCGCTTTACCTTCACCGTATACTGATTCAATTGGTTTAGTAGACGATTCTGTATTAATAGCATCACGAACTAGATTACGTAAGTAAATATCGGTGATTTCAGTAATACCTTTGCGGTACTTTTGAAATAATAATGGAATCTTATCTGGTTGAAGAGTGTATGTAATCCCAATATCAGCGTTTACAGATAGACCTTCTTTGGTTTGAAATGTAATAGATTCATCTTCCGCACGACCTTCTGCGCGTGTTTTAGTCCAAGTATAGTTTTGCATAAACGTTGGAAATGTATATAACTGTTCATTCATACCAATCCAGTAACGTCCTGGACCTAATTGTTCTGAGTCAACACCTTTATCACCACCTAGTAGGTGAACCTTAATACCCACTTCACCCACATTTACATTTGAACAACCAGATAGTGTTGCAATGGCTGTTGCAACAGCTACTGTAAGTAATATTTTTTTCATAATTTATCTCGAATTTTGACGATGAGCAATGTGCATGCATACAGTACCGATAATGGCACTAATGCAAATATAAAAAACAAAAGAGTTGAGACCTCTATTGCAACTAATAGACTTATAATTAAATCCATATTATTTCCAGTTTGCTTTGGCTATCAAATACCAGACAATCACCGGATCAGCTACTAACATAATAAACCAACCAGTGGTGAAGTCATACCAATTTGATGATGAAAAGTAATATGGTAGCACTACTGCTATCTGTAGACCGAAGAGTACTATAACCCCAAGTACCTTAAAATAAAGTTTTAGCATTATTTAATCTCTTTAATTAATATTGAGATTATATTATCACATATTTAACGATTTAAATCCAGCGGATTATTGACCTAATTTACTCTTGAGTCTTTCTGCACCAGCTTTGTTAATGTTTCTTAACTTATTCACCTGATCTAAGTTGCTCAAATGCTTTTTAACATCAGCTGAACTTACTGGTTGACGCAATACTGTTGTATTTTCAGCTTCTCTGGTATTATACGCACGTTTTGCAGCTGCAATTGCCCTACTATCGGTACCCTCTTCTTTATCACCGCTTTCGAGATAATGTGGTGCCATAACAATAATATTACGTGGAGATATTCCAGCATAATAAATTGATTTTACAGCATCAATTACAGTAGCACCAGTTCCGATATTATCATCAACTAAGATAATATTTTTACCGTCAAGTTTATCATACAACTTATCATGTAACACCATATATGCACTTAACGCTTTACCGTTATTTACATCTCGGTTTGCATAATAATTATGAACTTTAAATGGTTCATTAACAGCTTTATCAATTAATTTTGATACACTGCTAATAAACTTAGCGCGATTACTATCAATTCTATTCTGCAACTGTAATGGGGCATCATTTACTCTGGCTGCTGTCATTGCATTTACATTCTGTACAATCTCATCGATATCATCAGCAACACTATCCTGTGCAGCAATGTAAGTTGATACTGTATGTAGCTCTTGTTTAATATCATTAAAATGACCTACGTCGTATGTAGGTAACGTAATTGCTCTAATTACTGCAACTTCTTGTTTAAATTTTGCGCGCAATTTTTTGTATTCTGTCGAATTAATACACGCTTCAAACGATGCATATCTTTTACGGCACGCAACAATCTCCTTAAGTGTAGCACTTACCGCTGCTTGAGATGCTGTGATGTAATGTGTTAATGATTGACTTAAATTTTTAAGGCATAAATTTACATGTTCTTTTAATGGCTTTTGCTCATCAGCTGGCGCTTTTGCTTTTATAGCAGCGGCAAGCTGTGATCTAGCTGTTGATAGCTTTCTAACCCATTCTTGCACAGTTGAATCCGCGATCATTGAAGGGTTACGCTCTAGCTCATCCGTATATGACTTAGTAGTACGAAGCTCTTTACGATTCGGTGAGTCCTTGGTACCCTTGTTATACCAATCTAGCTTAGGGTAATGGTTTTTAATAAATGCACCTGACACAGTATCAAGATCTACATGTATTTTTTTACTTAGAGCATCTGCAAACTCACCTACTAATCCAGAGGTTGAACCTAGCGGTACAATAACACTGTTTTTACTAAACTTACCAGTAAAGTATGGAGCTAAAAATTGACGGTAAATTTGATGCATTCGTTGACCTTCATCATTTTCTCGCTTATTTTTACCATACTTGCTCATGCTTTGACTGTATTTACCTGTGAGCTTTAAAATACGTTCTACACTTGCATCCAAATAAGCTTGAACCTCTTCTTTAGGCATCACTTCTTTAGAATTTCTGTTCTTAACTGCAGACATGATACGCATAACTTTCAAAGTATCATCAACCGTACCTGGATTTTTTTTCAATGTATATGCATATATCGCAGTTACATATTCTGGTGGTCTTGCACTCAACTCTAATGTAGCACGTTCGTGAGCTGGTAAGCCACTAAAATTTGAAACACTGTTTTTAACTATCTCGGTACGAGCCTCGAATTCATCCTCATCATCCGGAGTCATATCAATTCTAATTTGCTTAGTACCTGATGCTAACTTCTCTGACGCTGCACTGTTAAATGTATGAGTATTAATATCGTTCTCTTCATCCCGAGCAATATCAGTAGCAATTTCATTAAGTAACATTATATTAAACCTTATATCTTTTAGAAATAAGGTATTTATATTTTTAACTTCTTAACTTCCGCTGGCTGATATCCTAGATCGTTAATCATTTCATTAATATCTTCTACATTAAAAAACCGCTCGTGCAATCGCGCTTCTTTTTTTGAACAATTTAAATACCTTGCAATAATATCAACCGCATCAGTCTTTGCTGACTTCTTATAAATCCAGTTATATCGCATATTACGACTAGTAGCTGACACACAAAATAGCTTATAAATTAACTCAGGATGATTTGATAACTCAAAGTATCTACAGTTAACAAATCGCTGTAGTAATATCATTTGCAATGGATCAGTAGTACTACTGATCCAATTATGCACAACATACGGTGTAAATTGCTTCTTAAGCTCATCATCTAGTGAGCTTAAATAATTGTAGTTCTTAGCATTAATATTATTTAATACTTCAAATACATCCAATTTTTCAGACATATATTCCTCGATACAAAATTTAATTGTATCATATTATATCACATTTTTCCAGCTATGATTCGTTATATACCTTTGATGATATAACCACCAGCTTATCAGTACCTGTATGTCCATGCTCCCATATATTATACTGTTTCTGCAATTCAGACAAATGATTAGTGGATTGAATTTTAACAATTTGTTTACCAGCTGTATTGTAATAATACGCGTGTAAACCTTTTGATAACGCATGACTAATTAATTGCGCCCAGAACTTCATACCCATTGGAGTGTGAAGTATATCAGAGGTAATTGTTTTGTAACGAGGAATCAAATATTCAAACACTATCTTTTTAGGCCACGATCTAAACTGCTGTTTATAATCATCACTAACCCAGATAAATGATTGATATACATATGGTCCAAGCACTTTATTTTTAGTAACTACTACTCGTGACACCATACCAATACGCTTATCTTGATCATCAAATCCAATGTATTCAAAATCAAAATCCTCACCACTTGGATTCTCAATACGTACAATAGATATATCATCAGTTAGAGAATGCACTAACTTACTGAATTTCTTGCGTAATTGACGATACAATAAGCTATTAGTGGTGTCATTATTAACTCCAATATTACCTATCGGATCAATTAACTGGGGCGTCTCTAACAACAACTCTGATAACAACATACACATCACCATAATCGATACAATAATCACCTATTTATAGGAAATCGAAAGGTTCAAATAATAAAAGATGTGCATTATATATCTATAATAACTTCACTGGTGTAAAATTTCAAGTAAATATATGTTTTTATAGAGGTTTTTTTTGTGTACTAAAGTACCACTTCTGTATACCGCTGATTATTGTTCGGTTACTGCGGATATTGGATTGGCATATATAGGGGTTGAAAGTACAAAAAAATATTGTAGTTATGTAGTAGATTTTTCAATCCTGATTGTCTATACTACGCGCGACTCGAAGCTAAATAACCTCATTTTCAACTTAAAGATATTATACATGACAAAACACATTGAACAAAAATATCAAAAACTAGATGAAATATCTCATGTATTATTACGACCTGGTAGATACGTGGGTAGCATTTCTGCACATACAGCCGACACATATGTAATTGAAGATAATAAGTTTGTAAAGGAACAGATTACATGGACGCCTGCGCTAATTAAGATCTTTGATGAGGTGTTGTGTAATTCGGTTGATTTTGCTAAGACGCCAGAAGGTGCGCATGTTGATACTATTAAGGTTGATATAAGTCAAGAAACTGGAGCTATATCAGTTTATGATAACGGAGGTATTGTTATTGTTAAACATTCTGAACATAATCAGTATATTCCAGAAATGATCTTTGAATTGAGATCTGGTAGTAATTTTGATGACTCTGAGGACACTGAGTTAAATGGTCAAAACGGTGAGGGTGCAGCATTAACAGCTATTTTTAGTAAGTCATTTCACGTGCATACGTGTGATGGTAAAAACTCGTTTAATCAATACCATACAGATAACAGCCGA